TGGATTGGCAAAGCAAAAATTCTTGAAACACCATTTGGTAACATTGTAAGAAACCTTATCGAAGGAGGCGCACAACTAGGTGTATCTTCCAGAGGTATGGGTTCTATCAAACAAGAAAATGGTATCAACATAGTTCAAGATGATTTTTATCTTGCCACAGCGGCGGATATTGTAGCAGACCCTTCTGCTCCTGATGCTTTTGTTAGAGGCATTATGGAAAACGTTGATTGGGTTTATGAAAACGGAGTTTGGAAACAACAATTTATAGACGAATCTAAACAGTTAATCAAAAAAACAAAAAAGAAAGACCTGGAAAAGGTAGCTTTGATGATTTTTGAAAACTATTTAAAAAGATTATAATGTTATCTTTAGAGAAAAAATATTATGTTTACGCATTAATTGATCCTATTAATAATTTGCCTTTTTATTTTGGAAAAGGATGTGGAGATAGAGCTTATTCCCATTTAAGGAATGAAAAAACAAATTCACAGAAAATCTCCAAAATAAAAAATATTAGATTATTAAATTTGGAACCAAAAGTGGAGATTATAATTTCACATTTGGATGAAAAAACTGCATACAATATAGAATATGATTTTATTCGTATTGCAAAACTGATTTATAATATTGATTTAACTAATAAATCGGGTTTGATAATGCCGCCAAATAGAAAAGGTTCAACTATGTCGAATGAATCTAAACTAAAAATAAGTAAAGCTTTAAAAGGCAAAAAGAAACAAAAAATGAAAGATTCGACTAAAAAATTATTGTCAGAAATTCATAAAAATAAAATAGGCCCAAATAAAGCATTTGTTGATTCTACTTTATTGAAAAAGTTATACATTGATGACAACTTAACAAAAATTCAAATTTGTGAACATTTTAATATAGGATTGGGTTCACTAAATAGAATTTTGAAAGAAAATTCAATATATAAAACAAAAGAATGCTTTCGTAATTATTCGCTAAGAATTCATAATATATAAATAAACAATATAAGTCCAAGGAGATTTTTAAAATGACTAAAAAACTTAATCTTTCCGAAGCAGCTGCTGATATCTTAGGCGGTAATGTTTCTTCTAAAAAAGGAGGACAAGATTCTTTCGGATTGGGTAAATCGTTAAATCCTGCTGGTGTTGCTCAGGGTCAAGTTGATGTTGGTGATGCACCAACTAAATCGACAGATAGTAACCCAGATTACACTAAAGGTGTTCCGACAGCTACTGCTCCAGGCAAAACTGGCCTAGGCAAACAAACTGATGGTGTTGGTGCTACTAAGCCTGCCGAAGAAAACAAAGGTCGTTCCGATTTAACTTCTGTTGAAGATGGTGAAGATTCTTATGAAACTATTCGTGACCGTGGCGAAGGAAAGAAACCAACTCAAATGATGGCTAAAAATCCAGGTGCTACATTCCAACAATACGAAGAAACAGAAATCGAATATGACCTATCTGATGATGTTGACGCTTTGTTAGCTGGTGAAAATCTTTCTGAAGAATTCAAAACAAAAGCTACAACAATTTTTGAAGCTGCCGTTAATGCTAGAGTTAATGCTATCGCTGAACAAATTGAAGAAAGAATGAACGTTCAATTTGACGAATCTGTTGACCAAGTTAAAGAAGAACTTGCTGCTAAACTTGATGACTATTTGAACTATATGGTCCAAGAATGGGTAGAAGAAAATCAAATCGCTATTGAGCGTGGTCTTCGTGCTGAAATCGTTGAAAACTTCATTGATGGTCTTAAAGGTCTATTTGAAGAACACTATATCGATATTCCAGAAGAAAAAGTTGACATTGTTGAAGAATTAGCTGACAAAGTAACTGAACTGGAAGAAGAACTGAATGAACAAATTAATCGTTCCGTTGAATTATCCAGAGAACTGAACGAACACAAGAAGTTGGAGGCTATTTACGCAGTATGTGAAGGCCTGACACAAACCCAGGTAGAAAAAATTGTAGCACTTGCAGAAGGTGTAGAATTTACTACCGAAGATGAGTTTGCTGACAAACTTGAAATGATTAAGGAATCATATTTCCCAACATCTATCAAGGTGGCTGACAAACAAGAATTTTTAGATGAATCTTTCCACGAAGATGAATCAAATCAAGAACAGCACAAGGTAGCTGATCCTGAAATGGAAATCTACGCAAAGACAATCTCTAAAACCTTAAAAAAATAAATAAGTAAATAAGTCTAATAACAATAGGAGAAAAAGATGTATCTTTCCGAAGAACTTCAACAAAAATGGGCACCTGTTCTGGAACATCCAGAATTAGAAAGCATTAAAGACCCATACAAGAAAGCCGTTACTGCTATGGTTCTTGAGAACCAACAAAAGGCTATTCTTCAAGACCGTCAACAACTGAATGAAGTTGCCGTTGATGGCCCAACTAACATGACTGGCGGCGTACAAAACTACGACCCAATTTTGATTTCGTTGGTTCGCCGTGCTTTACCAAATCTGATTGCTTATGACGTTGCTGGTGTTCAACCAATGACTGGACCTACAGGTCTGATTTTCGCAATGAGAGCTAAGTATGACAATCAATCTACTGGACCAGAAGCTTTCTTCAATGAGGCTAATACAGTATTCTCCGGTAACACTTCTGCTTCCAACCTTTATGGTTTTGCAGGTACTGCTGCTACTGATGCTAATACTAACCCAGTTGCTCTTGGTAACTTGAACAATGCTAACACCTTCACTACCGGTATCGGTATGACTACAGGTCAAGCTGAAGTTCTTGGTTCCGATTCTACTGGTGCTGTGTTCCAACAAATGGCATTCAGTATTGAGAAAGTTTCTGTAACTGCTCAATCTCGTGCTTTGAAAGCTGAATACTCACTAGAACTTGCACAAGACTTGAAGGCAATTCACGGTCTTGATGCTGAAACAGAATTGTCTAACATTCTGTCTACAGAGATTCTTGCTGAAATCAACCGTGAAGTTATCCGTACAATCTACGCTGTTGCTAAGGTTGGTGCTCAATACGGTACTCAAACTCCAGGCGTTTTCAATCTTGACACTGACTCAAATGGTCGTTGGTCTGTTGAACGTTTCAAGGGTCTGATTTTCCAAATCGAACGTGACGCTAACGTGATTGCCAAGCAAACTCGTAGAGGCAAGGGTAATGTTCTGATTGTTTCGTCTGACGTGGCTTCTGCTCTTGCAATGGCTGGCGTACTTCAGTACACACCTGCTCTATCTGCTGACCTTCAAGTAGATGACACTGGCAATACTTTTGCTGGTATGTTACACGGTCGTATCAAAGTTTACATCGATCCATACTTCGGTGGTTATACATCCAATAACGAACTGGTAACAGTTGGTTACAAGGGTTCTTCACCATATGATGCTGGTCTGTTCTACTGCCCATACGTTCCTCTACAAATGGTTCGTGCTGTTGACCAATTTACGTTCCAACCTAAGATTGGTTTCAAGACTCGTTACGGCATGGTTGCAAACCCATTCGCTGAAGGTCTTGATGTAGGTAACGGACGTCTAACAAGCCGTTCAAACAACTATTATCGCATATTCCAGGTCGCAAATCTCATGTGATGAAGTAACACTTAGAGTGTCAATATGAAAGGGAACTTCGGTTCCCTTTCTTTTTATACTAAATACATATAGTTCATTAATTGAAATTACATTGAAATATGAAACACAAACACCACATTATTCCTAAACACATGGGTGGCACCGATGACCCGTCAAATTTAATAGAACTTACTGTAGAAGAACACGCAGAGGCACATAGACTTTTATATGAAAAATATGGTAAATGGGAAGATTACTATGCATGGCAAGGTCTAGCTGGTATAATACCCAAATCTGAATTGGTCCGAGAAATACAAAGAGTTGCTAATACTGGTAAATTTATGTCTGAAGAAACTAGAGAAAAAATAAGACAAGCGAACATAGGCAAAAAACATAAACCAGAAACTATTGAAAAAAATAGACAATGGCATTTAGGTAAAAAATTATCAAAACAAACTAAAGAAAAAATATCCGAAGCTAATCGCAGAAGAGTTGTCACTGATAGTCATAAAAAGAAAACATCCGATAAACTATCCAAACACTGGTCAATCACTACTCCAGAAGGTGATATTATAATCATCAAAAACCTTAGACTATTCTGCAAAGAAAATAATCTGGACCAAGGTAATATGTCTAGAGGTGGTCATAAAGGGTGGAAGTGCCATAAATTAGAATCATAAATAGTAAATAACAGGAGATTTATATGACCACAGGTGTTTTAGTAAAACAACCAACAAATACTAGTCTTTTACAGAAGACCAAATACATCTTCACTATGCCTAGAATCAACAACACTCAATACTTCCTACAAGAAGCTATGATTCCAGGTATCAATCTTCCAGCTCTAAGTCGGCCAACCTCAGTTGTCGATATATACGTACCTGGTAATAAACTAGAATATGAACAATTCCAAATGAACTTCTTAGTTGATGCTGAACTAAAGTCATGGAGAGATATTCACGATTGGATGCGTAGACTAACCACAACGGTAAGTAATGCTGAATATAAACAATTGTGGAGAAGAGATACTGTAATTAATAAAAATGTGACAAGTGAAAATATTTCCGAATCTATGCCACAATATGCTGACGGAATTATGACCGTAATGTCCAACTTGAATAATCCAAAGTTTAGAATTAAATATGTAAATTTATTTCCTATAGCTTTATCTGATATTCAATTTGCTTCTACTGATTCCGCTGAAGATATTATTACGGCAACAGCTACGTTCCGTTATGATTATTATGATATAGAAGTGCTCTAAACCATTGACATATAAAGTGTTTTGTGTTATAATTGGTCGTAATGAATGTGAGAAATACAAATGGAAACTCTAGAAAATATACTCGATATGTGGCGCAAGGATTCAGAGGTTGATATCACTGAACCATCAAAAGAAATCCTTCGTATTCCTATTATCCACAGTAAATATTTAAATGCTATGACTAAACATAGAATTGCATCCAAAAAGGCTCTTTTCGATTATAATAAAATGAAAAAGGTCAAGTGGGAATATTACACCGGCAAAATGAGCCAAGAAGAACTAGATGAATATGGATGGGAACCATTTAGATACACTTTGAAATCTGACATTTCAACTTATTTGGATTCAGATAAAGACATGATTAAGTTTCTCGAAAAGAAAACATATCACGATGAATGTGTTTCAATTTGTGAAGCCATATTGAAAGAACTTAACAATAGAACATGGCAACTCCGTGAACACATGACACACGAAAGGTTCATACAAGGTGCCAGATAAGTTAATCATTTCAAAAAAAGATGAAGTTCATATCAAGATATCATGTGAGCGTCACCTAGCTCAAGAATTATCCGAATACTTCACATTCTTTGTACCTGGGTACCAATTCACTCCAGCGTTCAGGAATAGATTATGGGATGGTAAAATCAGATTATTCTCTCTACAGAATAATACACTTTATTACGGCCTTCTTCCTTATCTCGAAGACTTCTGCAAAGAACGTGAATATGAATTTGAGTATGACGGTACAGGTGTTGATGTTTCAGATGACTTTCCATTATATCACGCTGAGAAGTTTGCTAAACTATTAAAGTTACATTCTGCTGGGAATCCAATCGAAGCAAGAGACTACCAACTTGATGCGTTTGCTCATGGAATGAGAAATCACAGGCAACTATTACTTTCTCCCACAGCTTCAGGTAAATCATTAATCATATACCTGTTTGTCAGACAATTATTGGATTACCAAGACCTCCGTGGTTTAATCTTAGTTCCAACCACATCACTTGTGGAACAATTATATTCCGACTTTGCTGATTATTCATCCGAAAATGGATGGAACGTAGAAAATAATGTTCATCGAATTTATCAAGGCAAAGATAAACATTCAACCAAAAATGTTATCATTTCAACTTGGCAATCTATATACAATCTACCTGATGATTATTTCCACCAATTTGATTATGTCATTGGAGATGAAGCTCATCTATTTAAAGCTCAATCTTTAACCAAAATCATGGTGAATCTAAAAAACACCAAATACAGAATTGGTTTAACGGGAACACTCGATGGAACAAAGACACATAAATTGGTGCTTGAAGGACTTTTTGGTCCAACTAGAAAAGTAACGACAACAAAAGAGTTAATTGATACCAATCAAGTTTCTGACTTTGAAATTAAATGCTTGGTGTTAAAACACCCCGATGAAATTTGCAAGTTAATAAAAGGCAAAAAGTATCCTGAAGAATTGGAATATCTGATATTTAGCCAATCAAGAAACAAATTCATTAGGAACTTAGCTCTCTCACTTAAAGGTAATTCTCTAATATTATATCAATTTGTGGACAAACATGGACAAATGTTATATGACATGATTTCCAAAGCAGAAAATATTGGAGACCGTAAGGTATTCTTCATTCATGGTGACGTTAAAACTGATGAGCGAGAAAGAATTCGTAAAATAACTGAAAACGAGAAAGACGCTATTATTATAGCATCATATGGCACATATTCTACAGGTATTAATATTAGGAATCTTCATAATATTGTTTTTGCTTCTCCTTCTAAAAGTAGGATTAGAAATCTACAGTCTATTGGCCGAGGGCTAAGAAAAGGTGATAACAAAACCAAGGCTACGTTGTTTGATATATCAGATGACCTTCGTCACGATGGCAAATACAATTTCACTCTGAATCATTTCATGGAAAGAATCAAGATATATAATGAGGAAAGGTTCTCATATAAAATCTATAAGATAGGACTCAAATAATGAATATAGAGGAAATTAAAATATTGAGAATGAAAACTGGTGAAAATATTGTTGGATATGTAACTGACATTGATGATATGAAGTTTCACATTAGGACACCTATGCTTATTGATATACAAACAGACAATCAAACCATGAAACAAATGTTTGTTATTCGTAGTTGGTTACCTCATCAACTAATAATTTCAAATGAAACAACTCTGTGGATGAATGATGTTTTGTTTACTTTGGAACCAAATGAAGAATTTATTGAGTATTACACCGAATCGGTATACAAATTGGAAAGGTTATTAGCAATGAAAGAGATTATGGATTATCTTGAAAGTGAAGATGATATAACTGAAGCAATGAATGAACTGAAATCTAGTCAGGTACATTAGCTTTAGCACTAGCGGTGGTTTTAATCATTATCATTGGGAACATAGTGAATTATACGCCGTGTCAAGCGTTTTGTCAAGTAAATAATGGAGATATTATGGTAAATAACCAAAAACAAAAACCAAAAAAGAATTACATCAACAATCCAGACTTCTTACAAGCTTTGGTTGATTATAAAGAAAAGAAGAGAGTGAATCCAGACGAGCCTATTCCTAATTACATAGGAGAGTGCTTCATGAAGATAGCTGAAGGCCTATCACACAAACCAAACTTCATCAACTACACCTATAGAGATGAAATGATTGGAGATGGTATCGAAAACTGTTTGATGTATTTTGAAAACTTTGATCCTGAAAGGTCTAAAAATCCATTCGCTTATTTTACTCAGATTATTTACTTCGCTTTCTTACGTAGAATAGCCAAAGAGAAAAAACAAACCTATGTGAAGTATAAAGCAACAGAACAATTTGGTATATTGGACGAGTTCGAAATGTTAGAATCTGAAGATGGTACATCCAGACAATTTGAAATGTATGATAATTTATCCGAATTCATTGAAACATATGAGGTGTCACAAAAGAATAAAAAGAAAAAAACAATAAAGAAAAAAGGTATTGAAAATTTCATTGAAGACTAAGGGACTTATATGGCCAGAAGAGCAAGACCACAAATAGTAACAGAACCTGAGCATGATAAACCAAAGGTTACACCCAGCAATCACCTTAAATTAAGGATTGATGACCTACATACATTCCAACCATTGACAGATAATCAAAAGAAGTTCTTTGATGCTTACAAACAAGGAGACTACTTTGTGGCACTCCATGGTGTCGCAGGGACAGGTAAAACATTCATCGCCTTATATAAAGCAATAGAAGAAGTTTTGGATAAAAGTAATCCATTTAATAAGATTATTATTGTGCGTTCAGCTGTGCCATCAAGAGAAGTGGGTCATCTTCCAGGCGACCTTGATGAAAAGACTCAAATCTATCGTCAACCATACCAACAGATTTGCCATACATTATTTAATCGAGCAGACGCATACCAAAGACTAGAAGAACAAGGACATATTGAGTTTATATCCACATCATTTATCCGTGGTATGAGTTTTGATGATGCCATTATTATTGTTGATGAAATGCAGAACCTTACGTTTGAAGAAATCGATACAGTCATGACCCGTGTTGGATATCGTTCTAAGATTATTTGGTGTGGCGACTATAGGCAAACCGACCTTAATAAGAAAAAGAATGATATGTCTGGTATTCTCAAGTTCTTCGATATTGCCATGCACATGAAAGCATTTACCAGAATTGAATTTACTCCAGAAGACATTGTTCGGTCTAGTTTGGTGAAAGATTACATTATAGCTAAAATGAACTTTGAGGATAAAGAATGATACATGGCGAGAAAATAGCAGGGTCTCGGTATATAATCCAAAATATTATGAAAAATGCTCGTCCATGTCCATATTGGATTGCACATAGTATAGTTCAAAATAGATTATTTGGGGATTTATTATTTGAAAAATGGTGTAAACGTCCTTCAAAATCATATAATCTTTATTGGAAATTACACTCCGAAGAATATAAAAATACACTGAACATTGACAAAAACAAAGTAACGTGATATACTGTTGGTAATTGTAATGGAGATATTATGAAAATAGGATTTAATTGTAGTTCTTTTGATTTGTTTCATGCGGGTCATGTTACCATGCTTCGTGAAGAAAAAAGACACTGCGATTATTTAATTGTAGCACTCCAGGTTGACCCGACTACAGATAGGCCAGATACCAAAAACAAACCTGTTCAAAGTGTGTATGAAAGATTTATCCAAGTATCATCGTGTAGATACGTTGATGAAGTTTTGGTCTATCACACCGAAGAAGATTTGTTGAACCTGTTGAAGACAATTCACATAGATGTTAGGTTCTTGGGTGATGAATATAAAACAAAAGACTTTACAGGAAAACAATGGTGCCTTGACCATGGCATAGAAATACATTATCATGAGCGAGAACACCCTTACAGTAGTTCCAATCTAAGGAAAAGAGTATGGCAAGAGGAGGAATATAGGCTTAATGGAATACAACAAAGAGAATCTTCAGAAAGTATCAAAACTAATTCTAGAAAATCTAACACCAGACTTGCTACCTAAAAAATGGTTAGAACGAAATAAAACTAATCCAACTTTTGGCCATTGTCATACTGTTTCCGGTGTTCTCTATAAGATATTTGGTCCAAAAAATGTGAAGATGTATAGAGGATTTGATGGTGAAATTTATCACTGGTGGGTTTTAGATTTAAACGGAAATATTATTGATTTGACAGCAGACCAATATTTTTCAGTTGAGAGAGTTCCTCCTTATAATGTGGGAGAAAAAGCAGGATTGCTGGGTTTTGATTATCGTAAGCGTGTTGATATATTATTAGAAAGAGTGAAATCTAAATTATGAAAGTGGCTATCATAACTGACCAACATTTCGGAGCTAGAAACGATTCGGTCAATTTTATCAATTTCTTTGAGAAGTTCTATTCTGAAACATTTTTCCCAAAACTAAAAGAGCAAAACATTAAAACTCTTTTGATTTTAGGTGATACATTCGATAGACGCAAGTATATTAATTTTTACTCCTTGAAGAAATGTAAAGAAATGTTTTTTGACCCATTGGCTGAAATGGATATTGAAGTTTATATGTTAGCGGGCAATCATGATACATATTACAAAAATACCAATGAAGTAAATTCTGTCGACCTTCTTCTACGAGAATATGACAATATCACCGTAATCGACAAACCACAAACAATTCACTTGGACTATTCCAATCCAGGTTCTGACATTTGTATGATGCCATGGATATGTTCCGATAACTATGTTGAATCTTTGGAGTATATGAAAAATGACAAGTCTCAAATCTGTATGGGTCACTTTGAGATCCAAGGTTTCTCAATGTATCGTGGCATGGAATCCCATGAAGGTTTGGATCGCAGCATTTTCAATAAGTTTGATTTGGTTTTTTCCGGTCACTATCATCATAAATCTTCTAACGGCAGTATACATTATTTGGG